TAATAATTTTCAATGAAGAAAACCATCACAAACCAACAAAAAGGCGTTTTAAACGCAATTTCGTTTATCGATGGGATTGTCGGCTCCCTGTCCAGGGGGGGCCCTGGGAGAGAAGTTATCATCTCTTTTCGGTCCCGATGTCTACCTTCTTGGCAACAATTTGTTGCCGAGTGTGGTGAGTACATCGGACTGAGAAAGATAACACCGACGAAGTGGAAGATCTCCGGAACTAGCACATATGAAGCACTCCATCTGACACGAGGTGTCTTGGAGGTAATCAATGATGCAATTCCAAAGTTCGGTCTTCTTCCACTGAAGGACCAGCTCGGACTATTTGTCCGAGCCAAAGAGTGGCCACTTGAGCGTTTCATAAAGTACGCCAAGTATGTGACCGTTTGGCCACTCGCTCGTTACATGAGGCAGGTTATGCCTCCAAGGCCAGAAGGGTTCGAGGGCAGCCCATTAGTCTTTGTTGGTAAGGTTAAGAGGATTCTGAAGAATCGTCTTGTTTCCTTTTCCGACAAGAACTCTAGACTATGGGCGGGCTATCTTCAGGGTGTGAAGAGAGCGTGTGCTCCACCGACGAAGGATTTTATCCGTAAGTCGATGTTGGATCACAAGGCAGTTCTTAGTACACCGCCGCCACCGGATCCTGATCTCGTCAAAGAGATCATGCCTTACATCAGACGCGCTTGCAGGAAGTTCAAGGCTCCTAAAGAGGAGCTTTTCGAAGCTTCAACCTCTGCTTCCTATGAATTTTCTAGGAAGTATGGAGGTGCCCGTGAGTTCATACGCGATTCGTTGACTGAGGCCTATGAGGACGTTCAAGATATGCCAGATGACGTGTATGCTGATTATCAGCTTGCACGTGATATGCGCACGTCCGGGTTAAACCCGTATAAATGTCCCGTAGACGACGGCTACAACCAGCTTTTAAGCATGGTTGAGACTAAGCCGGGTCTTGTCGAAGAGATGCGAGGCGTTGCCTTGCCGACCTTCGATCAGGTCGTGGTGGATATTTGGGGTAACGATCCCGATCATCCACCCCATACAGGGTGCCTGAACACTTGTTTCAGGAAGACCAAAAGTGGTAAACCCTGTTTTGGGAATGAAGTTATGGTGTCACCAGTGAAGGAACCTTTGAAGATCAGATTGATCTCCAAGGGTAATGCCAAGAGGTATTGGTTGTCCAAGTTCTTTCAGAAGGGCATGTGGGAACACTTGCAAAAGTATCCCCAGTTTGCGCCGACCGGAAGACCGATGGATGCCTCTGACCTATATGGGATCATCCTCAAAGAGGAGGCCCTAGGCATTCAACTTCCCGAATGGGTGTCTGGTGATTACAGTGCTGCAACAGATGGGGTCAATCTGAATGTTACTATGGCTATATTCAATGAGCTGCTGTCCAAAGCGAAGTACGATCTCCGTGTAAAGGAGATCCTACGTTCGGTTATAGGACCACAGTTCATAGAGTATCCATGGATCTACAATAAGGATGGAGACCTTGATGGTTTCCTCCAACAGAATGGCCAGCTCATGGGTTCGCCTTTGAGCTTTCCGATATTATGCCTCATTAATCTTGTGGCATACTGGATATCCTTTGAGGAGTATCTGGGGTTTGAAGTTGGCTTAGAGCAGTTGCCTGTTTTGATTAACGGCGACGATATACTCTTTAGAGCGAACGACAGACTATATACCATCTGGCAGTATTGGATAACTAAGGTTGGCTTTAAGCTATCCTTGGGGAAGAATTATAAGCATGCCAAGTTACTGACAATAAATTCTCAGTTGTACAGGTTCGATCCTGTACATAGGACCTTTTGGCATTTGACTTATATGAACCCAGGCCTTTTGACAGGCCAGGCAAAGATTACTGGAAGAAAGAACGCCCAACTAGCACCCATCTGGGACTACTTCAATGAAGTGGTACCGAATGCGTTGCAACCTGAGCGTGCTCGTCGCAGATTTATGCACTATCATCGAGAACAGATTGATAAGTACACTAGATCGGGCGAGTTTAACCTGTTCCTCCCTTTTCGGAGAGGAGGTTTGGGTTTTGACCATGTTGGTCCTTTTAGGACCACTTCCTTCCAGAGACGTTTTGCCACCTTCCTCGAGAATCGCTTCATGGAGGCGGTAGAATCAGGAATCGAACCAAAGGGTGAAACCCTAGGTCTGGTTCGTGAGGCACGTCCGGTCCGAGCGATGGCTTTATACCATCAGCCTCAACTTGTAACAGTTCCGAGCATAGGTCCAATGCTTCCGAATGTTGCGTATTATCAAGCCCGAGAAAAGTCGTATCCCCCTCTAGCAGCTGAGGCTGAAGAGGACGCGGATTTCACTACGTATCGTATTAAGTTACCACGGAGAGCCTTGAAGGCCTACCGAAGCGCCCCTGCCGCCCGTATGGGCGACAGGGATATACGATCTTGGGGCTGGACAGTGGGTGAGATGATCAGGCTCACGGCCTGAATCTTGCCCGCTCCCGACCTGATGAAGTCGTTAAACTCATCATGGGGTCAGAGAGGCTAAGTAGGCCAAAACGGTGCGCCCTAACCGAATGACTGAGGTCATAGGTGTGCGCTCAATAATTCCGTGCTAAGTGGTTGACAGGTCATGTGGTCGGGTTGACGAGTCTAAGGGGTCCCTACTCTATAGAGTAGTCCTCGGGACGACGTACCTAGCTGTATGGCCGTTGCTTAGGCAACTTACCTAAATGCCGACAGACTGCACGGTCTAGCAGTCGACGAACTGATTGTTCCTCTCCGATGTACAGTCGCACCTTTGCATAGGTGGGATCCCATACAAAATGCAACGTAACAAGAAGAAGAGTGGTGTGGCCCGTAAGGGCCGGGTGCCCCGAAAGGCGCCCAAAGTAGTTGAAGCAGCAGCAGTGGCGTATTCCCAGGAACAGAAGTTCCCGAATAAGGCCAATAGGTCGAGGCGTATCAGGAATTCGGAGTTGGTCGGTTCTGTCTTAGGCTCAATAGCCTTTGACGCGACGCAGACCTTCTTCGTTAATCCTGGTTTGGTAACCTCCTTCCCCTGGTTGTCTGAGATTGCGAAACAGTGGCAGCAGTATCGATTTCATCGACTCTGCTATCGCTATGTCACAAGAACAGCGACCGCGGAAAAGGGTAGTGTCATCATCTCTCCGGATTATAATCCCAGAGAGGTGGCGCCTCAGACTGAGCAACAGGCTTCGAACACGCAAGATGCCGTTGAGGACGTCGTCTGGAAGTCCTTGACCTGCGAACTTGACCCCTCGGCCATGTTCGCTATAGGACCTCGGAAACAGATCCGCGTCGGTTCTGTAGTCGGCGATACCTCCACCTACGATGCAGCTCGTTTAACGATCTGTGTCGTTGGAGAGGATTCAGCCGATGAAATAGGAAAGCTGTGGGTGGACTATGATGTGGAACTTTTCGTTCCGCAGAACAGTCCTCACACAGCCCTACTTGGCGCAACTGTAGGCTCTGCCTATAGGTTTTCAGCGAACCAAGCCTTTGCGACTGGTGTCAGCGAGTACATTGATTGGGCCTTGGAGCTTAGTAATCCCTTAGGGATAACTTATGCCCTCGGTCATTTCCTTGCACCTGCTGGGACCTATCACGTGACAGGTCACATCTGTTACCAGGACGATGCAGCTGAGCAGTTTACTGCCCAGGTCATCCCCATGTATTCAGGTGCGACCTTGAATCAAGGCTCGTATGCCCGGAACCATTCGGGCACTGCTGGAAACGTTATCTGTGTTCCAATAGACTTCATCGTCACATGTGATGGTACTGAAACCTTCTACATGAACGGTAATCTGACCGGTGCTGCTGGTGCTCTTACGGCCATGGGAAGTTATAACTTCCTGTGTATCCGACCCATCTAATGGGTCATGGCCGGAGACTGCTTTTGATGTTGGCACGCTGCTGCTCTGGAGTAACCAGAGCATGCTTAAGGAGGTTAATCCTCCACACGAATCCCAGGCGACCTAAGCAGGTCATTGAAAATCGACATCCAAGTCGAGCCCAAGGGTTGTGTGCTCATGGTAGCAGCGGCGATCCCCAATATAGAGATGAATATGACTTCTCTCCAGATCCCATCGAGTGCTATGATGGGCCGTCTGGCCGTCAGTTGAAT